AATATATTCAGTAGTAATACCTGATTATGTTACTTTAAAATATACTTGTACTATATGGACAGATTATATAGCACAAATGAATAAATTAATAGAAACTATAAATTATGCTTCAGATACTTATTGGGGGGATGGAGAAAGATTTAAATTTAATGCTAGAATAGATACTTATAATAATACAACAGAAATTGCACAAGGTGAAAATAGAACTGTAAAAACTAATTTTGGTTTAACTTTACAAGGATATTTAGTACCAGAAAGTATTAATAAAGAACTAGTTAAAAGACCACAAAAATCATTTACAAAATCAGTAGTAACATTTAATACAGAATTAATAGTAGGCCCTACAGGTACTCGAAAAACTAGAAAAGAAGTTAGAGGTGCACCATTAGGAACAAATATAGAACAAGTGGGATTAGGGGTAGGTTATCAATTATTAGGACAAACAAATCAAATAGGATAAAATGGCAAAACAAAACAGAACAACTTTAAAAGCATATTTCCAACAAGGAGATATTCCAACTCAAGGACAATACGCAGATTTAATAGATTCTCAATTAAATTTAAATGATGGTAACACCCAAATACTATCAGGTAGTATTAGTGCTTCTAATTTTGTATCAAGTGCTGGTATATCATTGGCGGGGACTATAAGTTCTAGTGGTAATCTTGAAATAGGAAATATAACATCTTCAGCAGGGGTAAGTATAGCAGGAAAATTAACAGCAGCAAGCGCTGTAATAACTGACATTACAGGTAGTAATATAAGTGCTAGTTTACAATTAATAACAGATAAAATACAACAAGGAAGTGCAGCTAATGGAATTAATATAACTGGACATATAACAGCCTCAGGAAATATAAGCGCTAGTGGAACAATAACAGGAGATACTTTAGTAACAAATAATTTTACTCCAACCCATATAACAGCCTCAGGTAATATAAGTGCAAGTGGTGATGTAATAGCAAATACAGGTTCATTTAACCATATAAGTGCAAGTGGGGATATAATTGCAACCAATTTGACTGCAATAGATGTAATCACATCTGAAAGATTTGTTTCAACAGGACAAACAGCATTTGGAGACGCAGCAACAGACACTCATACATTTATAGGAAATATAACAGCTTCAAATAATATAAGTGCAAGTGGAAGAATGGAAGCTAATAGAATGTACCCACAAGGTAAAAGTGAACCTTTTATATCAACTATAAAGGGCCAAATTCAATCATCAACTGGATTTTTTGGAGCAAGCATAACAGCCTCAAGTAATATAAGTGCAAGTGGTGCATTAATAGGAAGTTCTTTAACATTAGGAGGAACAGCAGTAACTTCAACAGCCGCAGAAATTAACTATTTAGATGGTGTTTTATCTAATGTAAAAGAAGCTTATGATACAGTTGCAAATCTTTCACAAGGAGTAATAAGATTTACAGAACTCGACAATGAAACAGATACTTTAACATTAACTAGTTTATCTCCAGCAGGAGCTCCAACATTTGTGGGTGTAGTTCTTACAAAATCTGATAGTGGAGCACTATCATTTGGTGGTAATGCAGAAAGTAGCAAAAACTCTTTTCATATTCAAACTGCCTTCCCCCAGATGGAAATAAATTCTAAAACTTTTATTGGGATTATTGTTTGTGATTTGGTTGCTACAACTTCAGTAATTATAGCTAATTGTAATATAAATGGTTTAAATGTATTTGCAAATATTATAGAAGCTGGAAAAATGAATTTATGGGCGACAAATACTGGAGAGGAGACAATTTTAGCAGCAGCAAATGGTAAAATAAATATTGTAATACTTTAATGCAAATATTTACGTGGAATAATGCAAATATAACGTGGAATAATAATCCTTACACATGGAATGAAGTTCAATTAATTGAAGAATTATATAAAGCAGGAGGAGAAGATTTTGATGATAAAAAGAAAAAAAGACTAATAAAATTAATTTTAAAAATCCACGGCAATACAATCACAGAATCTAAAAAAAGACAAATCAAACAATATAAAATAAAAGCTAAAGACATAAAAATCGCAGTTAAAGAAGTACTAGGAGTAGAAATAATAGCTGAGAACATAACTATTTAATATTTATAACAAACTAAAGTCATTAAAAATGAATAAATTAACAAAAGTAAAACATATTATAGCAGAAAAATTAAACAAATTATATGCTAAAAGATTAAATGAACAATTCACAAATCCTTTTACAAATCCCCCTCCAGGAGCAGGAACAGGACCCAATTGGGCTACAGCAGCAGCTGCTTGGGATACTTGGGCTAGTGGAGGTTCAGCACCAACACCACCACAAGCTTTTTTAAATAGAATGTCTACTATGGGATGTCCTGGAAAACAAAACAGATTTAATGTTTTAATGAATAAATGGTCGACTTTATTCGCTCCAGCACAGGGTCAAATTATAGCACCAAATAATCCAAAGTGGCAATCACAATTAGCTTCAAAAATATTATGGTTAAGTGATGATTTACAAAATAATTGTTAAATATAAATAATGTATAAATTATTTACAGATAAAACTGAACTTTTTGAATGTAGTATATCACTACAAGGAGCAAGTTTAAAAAAATCTAAAGCAAGATTAGTAGTAGAAACTCAAGATTATTCATTATTATTTAATGGTACAATTTCTAAAGGGGGTAAATGTGAAATTCCTATAAGAAAATTAAAAGGTTTAATTGATGAAAATACTTCAGGAAATATCCGATTAGAAGTGATTGCCGAAGATACCTTTTTTACACCATGGGAATCAGATTTTGAAGTAGACACAAGTAAAAAAGTAACAGTTGAAGTTAAATCACAAACAACTAAAAAACCTATCGTAGAAGCTAAAGTAAAGGTTAAAGTTAAAAATGAAAAACCAACAACTACTGAAAAAAATCACATAATAAATTTATTTAAATTATTAATAAAAGAAGATATTAATATAAATAATATTACTTTTAAACGAAATAAATTAAATAACATAGTAGCAACATATCTTAAAGAAAACACCATAAAAAACACAGATAAATTAATAAGTGGTGTATTAAAAGTTCTTGAAAAAAGAAATTAAAAATGGTTATAAATGGCGTTAAACGATTTTACAGATCAAAACATACAGAACACTTACCAAAAAGTAGTCCAAACAGAAGGTAATTTATTTGCTGATGGCACAGGTTCAGCTATTTCTATAATAGTAGCAAGTCAAACAAGTAGTATGACAGTAGCTACTGCTTCTTATGCTATTTCTGCATCTCATGAAATAACACAAGAAGTATCATCATCTTATGCTCAAACTTCTTCTTTTGCTCATAATGCTGTATATTCAAGTTTAACAAGTATACCAGGAGGTATAATTTCAGGAGCTGCTCAAATAAACAATCTAAATTTAACTATAAATGGAGGATCTTTTTAAATATTTATAACATATGGCAAGTACAATACAATTAAAAACAGGAACAGGGTCAGCAGTACCCGCTAATTTAACTCAAGGAGAATTAGCCATTAACGTAGACAATGGTTTAGTTTACTATGGCTCAGGTTCTACTAATACAACAAAAAAATTAGAAACTTTTACAAACATAACAGCCTCAGGACATATAAGTGCAAGTGGCCACGTGGAAGCTAATAGAATATACCCACAAGGAATTAGTGGACCTTTTATATCAACTAGAAATGGCCAAATTAACTCATCAACTGGATTTACAGGAATAAACATAACAGCCTCAAGTAATATAAGTGCAAGTGGAGATGTAATGGCAAAAGATTATTTTGATAATGGTACAAATATAAACACAATTTATTCTCCAATAGAGGGGAGTGAACAGATAACATCAGTAGGAACAATTTCAGAAGGAACTTGGAATGGAGTAACAATAGCTAGTGCTAATTTAGATGCAGATACAGCTCATTTAACTACAGACCAAACATTTAGTGGTAAAAAAACCTTTAGTGCAGCTATAACAGCCTCAGGTAATATAAGTGCAAGTGGAACGATCACAGCTAATAAAATAGAATCAGATCAATTATTTAGTCATGTGGGAGATGCAAACACAGGAATACAATTATCTTCAGATTCAGTTCAGATTGAAGGTAATGACGTAATAATAGCTAATTTTACTACTAGTAGAATAGAATTAAACAGTCCAATAACAGCCTCAGGTAATATAAGTGCAAGTGGAACAGTAACAGCAGCAGGAGTTCGTCTACCAGGAGCAGGAATAATATCTTTTGATAATTCATTAGATGGTACAGACCAGTTTATTAAAGGTGGTGACCATTATATAACCATTGAAGGTGATGACATAATAAAATTAAAAGCAGACACTCAAGTTCAATTTCAAGATAATTCAGGAATTGTTTTTGCAGCTATAAACCCTAATGCAGGTCATATAACATCCTCAGGTAATATAAGTGCAAGTGGAACCATATATGGACGACAATGGGAACAAATAGAAACAAACCTTACGGCCAATATAGGAAGTTTATCAAGTGGTCATGATGGTGATGATTTTATATTTTTACCATGGACAGATACCGATACAGAAAATGCAGGATCAAGTAATAAATTTGTAAATAGATCAGCAGTAGCACCAGGAAAACCTATAAAAACATCAATGAGAGCTACATCTAATACTTTAGGAGATACTGCATATACAATGAGTTTATGGGAAAATAAAACAGATCAAGGCAATAATAACCTTGTATTAGTTACAGAAGCTTGTGGAGATTCAACAGGTACAAATAGAGAAGTTGTAACTTTTGATTGGACAAATCCTTGTTCAGGATCAAATGTAGATATAACATATGGAAGTAAAATGTGGATGGGAATTAAAACAACTAATGGAAATGCAACTTATGCAATTACACATCTTTGGGAATGGGATTATGGTTCATTATAATGATTAATTATGGCTATTAAAATTAAAAGTAGAGATCCTAAAACAACAGATTTTAAATCTGATGATATTGTAATTAATATTAAAGAAGGCACTTTATTTTATAAAACTAATAAAGAATTATTTAAAATACAAGGAGATAAAGTAAGTACTCCTTTAGTAGAATCAAATCTAACTGCATTAAAACAAGTTGGAGACGTACTTACGGAAATAAGTGCAAGTAGTTTTACAACAGATGGTTTTGTATCAGCTTTACACATAACATCCTCAGGTAATATAAGTTCTTCAGGAACTCTTACTACAAAAGATTTAATAACAGACTTTGCTAATATAGAAAAACTCTATTTACCAGGACAAGGAGTTGGCACAATGACAGTTGGTTCTACATTTGCTGTAGGAGAAACAGTACAAGTAGTAGGAAATGTAGATGTAAAAGGCGGTATAAGTGTAAGTGGTTCTATTATACCTGAAGGAAGTGGTTCTTTTGATTTAGGTAGTGCACAACATCCTTGGAAAGATCTTCATATATTTTCTCAATCAATACATTTTTATGATAATGATGGAGAAATTGGAAAAGTATCATATATAAAAAATGAAGGCCTAAGAATATCAGATGAAACAGATTCAATTGAAGGGATAGTTTCAACCATAAATGGCGGGTCTTTTTAATTTACATATATGTATATCCAAATAATAAATAAAAGTTATGGCAATAGACAAAAAAATACCATCACCATCAGAAGTTAAATCAGCACCAGTTTCTTTTTCTCAAGAAGAACTTAATGAAATTAAAAATTTAAGGACAGAATTAAATCAAATAACTTTTCAATTAGGTCAAATTAATATCAATAAAATTAGAATAGAAAATACCGAAATTCTAATTAAAAAAGATTTAATTAATTTAGAAGAAAAAGAATCTAAAATAGCAAAAAAACTATCAGACAAATATGGTAAGGGTAGTATTGATATAGAAACAGGTACCTTTATTCCTGCAAAATAATATTATAAAGTTATTTTATATTTATTAGTGATTAAGTTTTTATACTTAATCGCTTATCTTAGTTTGGTTTACATTTTTCTTTCATATTTATATAGGAACAACCAACGGATTTAATTAAAAATATAATATAAAATGGCAGAACAAATAATTTCACCGGGTGTATTTACAAGAGAAAATGACCTTTCATTTTTACCACAAGGAGTTGGCGCAATTGGCGCTGCAATTATTGGACCAACAGTAAAAGGACCTGCATTTGTACCAACAGTAATAAGAAGCTTTGCAGATTATGAAAGAAAATTTGGCTCTTTAAGTAAAGATACTTTTGTACCTCAAACAGTAAGAGAATATCTAAAAAATGCAGGATCAGTAACTGTATGTAGAGTATTAGCCGGAGGTGGTTATACTTTTACAAATGGAACTAATGAAATGGTAGCAGTAGTAGCTTCTGGCTCTAGTGCTGATAATGTTTTAGTAGGTGTAATTTATCCTTCTAAAAACACATCAACACCAGATTTATCTCAAACAGTAGTAACTAAAAATGTAGGAACAGGTAATCCTGATTTAGATGAAAAGTTTAATTTAATATTAAGTGGTTCAAGTGTTACTAAAACTGCATTTTCAGCTTCATTAAATCCTAATAATAGAAATTACTTATTTAAGCAATTAGGAGATGATCCAAATAATAGTAAAACATCAAATGTAGCCTATTCAGGAACTCCTGGTTACACTTACATAAATTTTAAAACACTTCAATCAAGTTTAGCTAGTACAGTTAAAGAATCAGCAAATGTACAATTTGCTGCACAATTAACAGAAAGTATTAAAAGTGTAGCAAATTCAACAAATAGATTTGTATTTACTACAGCAGATGGTTCAAATTTTAATCTTGAATTTGGAGGAACTAAAGCGAATATATTAAATTATACAGCTTCATCTTCACCTACAGGATTAGCAGTAACAATGAGTCTTGTAGGACAAACTGCAGTTACTCCTACAGCAGTTGCATACTCCACACTTTTAAGAGATAAAATGAATAATTTAGCAACATTAAATGCTCATTTTTCTGCATCCTTATCAGGTTCAGGAGGAGTCACAATAGATTTTTTAGATGCAGGAGCAGCAACAGATGCCTTAAGTGGATTTCATGCAGTATCAGCATCTGTTAATATAATAACTCAAGGAACAGATGTCACAGGATATTCAATAGCTTCAGGTAAAGAAGCATTATTTTTAACACAAAATGCTGATATGACATTTAATGGTAATATAGGACAAAATGAAGGATATTCATATGCTTCTACTCCTTACATTACTTCACAATTTTTAGATGTAAATAAAACAACAAAACAATTATTTAAATTCCATACAATAGCTCACGATAAAGAATGTAATACAGATTATAAAGTATCAATTGCTAATTTAAGAGAACCAGGTGATATAGATGGAGAAGAACAATATTCAACATTTTCTGTTATTATAAGAGCATATAGAGACACAGATAAAAATCCAATTATTTTAGAACAATTTAATAATTGTAATTTAGACCCAGACAGTCCAAATTATATTTCTAGAGTAATTGGTGATAGATATCCACAATATAATGATACTTTAGGTAAAGTTGAATTATTAGGAAATTATAGTAATATATCAAATTATTGTAGAGTAGAAGTAGCATCTCATGTAGAAGCAAAATCAATTTCTCCAAAAATTTCTCCAAAAGGATTCTCATCAATTCAAAACCCAATCAGAACATCATCGTTTGCTACTAACTTTACTGTTCCTTCAGCATCTTATGAAGGAATACAACAAACAGGAACAGATGGTACTTTTGGTACTAAAGGATATTTAGGATTTAAATTTAAAGAAAAAGAAGCGGATAATGTAAACTTCCTTAAACCATTACCTGTGGGACACGAATCAAACATATCAGGTGATTTTAATGTTGAAAATTATTTAGGACATGCAAGTTCAAGTTTATTCTCAGGTTCATTAAGTGCTTCAATTAGTATAACAGGAGTTTCAGGACCAACAGCTAATCAACTTAAATTTACAGTTCCTTTCCAAGGAGGAGAAGATGGTATAGCACCTTACACAGTTAAATTTACAGGTGCTGAAGATCCTTCAACACCAGCAGGAACATATTCTACAGGAGATAATTTATATGGTTTTGATTTAAATACTACAAATGCAGCAGGATTTAAAGGGTATAAAAAAGCAATAGACATATTATCAAATCAAGACGAATATGATATTAATATGTTAGCTATGCCTGGTGTTTTACATTCAATTCACCCATTAGTTACAAATGCAGGTATTGATATGTGTGAAGAAAGAGGTGATACATTTTTTGTAATGGATTTAACTACAGTAGATTCATCAGTAAACACCGCTATAGACAAAGCAAATGCATTAGACACCAACTACGCTGCAACTTATTATCCATGGGTTAAAGTGCTTGATTCTTCCATAAATAAACCAATATTAGTACCACCATCAGTAATTGTACCAGGAGCTATAGCAGCTTCAGATAGAATCGGAGCTGAATGGTTTGCACCAGCAGGTTTAAATAGAGGTATTTTAGGAAATGTATTAGAAGCTAAAATCAGATTAAATCAAGGGGAAAGAGACAGATTATATAATGGGAAAATTAACCCAATTGCAACATTCCCACAAACAGGAGTTTGTATTTGGGGTCAGAAAACATTACAAGAAAGACCAACAGCTTTAGATAGAATTAATGTAAGAAGATTATTAATTACACTTAAAAAATTCATTGCAAGTTCTTCAAGATATTTAATATTTGAACAAAATACAATTCAAACAAGAGATAGATTCTTAGGAATAGTAAATCCTTACTTAGAATCAGTACAACAACAACAAGGATTATATGCGTTTAGAGTAACAATGGATGAAAGTAACAACACAGCAGATGTTATTGATAGAAATCAATTAGTAGGTGCAATTTATTTACAACCAACTAAAACAGCTGAATTTATAGTACTTGACTTTAATGTATTACCAACAGGAGCAACATTTGATGGTGGTGGTGGTGGAGGTTACTAAAAAAAGAAAAACTTTATATTTATAACGGAATAAAAATAAAAAAATAAAATGGCAATATTAGATTCAACACAAATGATGTTCACAGCATTCGAACCAAAGTTACAAAATAGGTTCCTAATGGTAATTGATGGCATCCCTTCATACCTTATTAAAAAAATATCAAGACCAAGTATTTCTTTTGGAGAAGTAGTTCTTGACCACATTAACGTGAAAAGAAAAATTAAAGGTAAAGCAAATTGGGACAACATTACATGTGACTTATATGATCCAGTAACACCATCAGGTGCTCAAGCAGTAATGGAATGGGTTAGATTATCTCATGAATCAGTAACAGGTAGAGATGGTTATTCAGATTTCTATAAAAAGAACATTCACATTAAAACATTAGGACCAGTAGGTGATGTTGTTGAAGAATGGATTTTAAAAGGAGCTTATTGTCAAAATGCAAATTTTGGTGATATGGATTGGACGTCAGACACACCAGCAAATATTAGTATGACTATAGTAATGGATTACGCAGTTTTAAATTACTAAAAAATAAAAAAATAAAAATGAAATTATCACAATTAAAAAGAATAATTAAAGAATCTGTTCTAGAATTAAAAAATGAACAAGTATTACCAGGAGGATCATGTAATTTACCAGCAGGATCAATAGTAAATGGACCTTACCCAAATCAATTTGATCCAAATGTATGGGTTGACAAATGGGAAACTTTTAAAGACAATAATAATTTAGGATGTCAATGGGTAAAAGGTAAATATTTAGGATGGAACGATAAATTAAGTGTCTTACATTCTAAACCATTTCCAAAATGTAATAAAAGATGGCAAGGTATGTTACAATTTAAAGTAAACCATGTTCAAACAATGCATGCTCAATGTATTTAATATAAAAAATATATAAAATTAAAAGCGTCTTTTTGGCGCTTTTTTTTATTTACATATATGTATATCTGAACAAATTTTAATAAATAAATAACGTTATGGAAGAAAAAACAAACACATTTCCCTCTGAAGAAGTTACATTACCCTCAAAAGGTTTACTTTATCCAGAAGGATCCCCTTTAAGGAAAGGAGTCATAAAAATGAAATATATGACTGCTAAAGAAGAAGACATTTTAACAAACCCAAATTTAATTGAAAATGGAACAGTAATTGATAAATTACTCCAATCATTAATTGTAACCCCTATCGATTATAACACATTATTAACAGGAGATAAAAATGCTATTTTAGTTGCAGCTCGTGTTTTAGGGTATGGTGCTGATTATACATTTACATATAGAGGTGAAGAAATCGATATAGATTTAACTACTATTAAAGATAAAATATTAGATGAATCTTTAGTTGTAGAAGGCAAAAATGAATTTCATTTTACTTTACCAACATCAAAAGTAAATGTAACTATTAAATTTTTAACACATGCAGATGAAAGAAAAATTGATAATGAATTAAAAGGTCTTAAAAAACTTAATAAAAATATAACATCTGATGTAACTACAAGATTGAAATATATAATTACGTCTGTAGATGGAGATTATGAACAAAAAACTATTAGAGAATTTGTAGATAATCAATTTTTAGCTAGAGACGCAAGAGAATTAAGAAACTATATTGAAAAAATCCAACCAAGTGTCGACTTATCTTATGATTATGAAGACCAGAGAGGTAATATCACAAAGATTGATATCCCTGTTGGTATTAAGTTTTTTTGGCCTGACGCCTCAATATAGGAATACCCTATTTACTCAAGTGCATGACCTAGTGTACCATGGTGGTGGTGGATTTATACACTCTGAGGTCTATAATATGCCTACTTGGATGAGAAAATTTCACATTTTAAGAATTAATAAATATGTGAAAGAAAAAAATGAAGAAACAGAAAAAGCCCAAAAACAAGCTAACCCAAATTCTAAAAAATCAGTACAAGGGCCTAATATAAATCCTTCTTCAACATATAATTTTAAAAAGTAAAAGATATCGCAAGATATCTTTCTTTTTTCATATTTATACATGAATAACATTATACTATGGCTAACGGAGACGAAAATAAAAAAAATCTAGAAGAACAAAAAAAGTTTAATAAAGCTAAAGAACAAGAAATTAAACACACTAAAGAGACAGGGAAAGAACTGTTATCTCAAAGGCAAGCTTTAAATGATCTTCTTAAACTCCAAAAAGAAGGAAACGAATATAAAAAAGAAACTCTAGGAATGTCTAGAGATTTAGCTAAATTTGAACAAGAAGAATTAGTTTTTAAACAAGCAGGAATTGAATTATTAAGATCAGAACAAGATTTATCTAAAGCTTTATTACAAGACACAGCCCTAAGAAAACAACTTAAACAAAAAGTAAAAGATCTTGAAAAAGCTGGTAATGTAGATCAAGCTAAAAATCTAGCTGCTCAATTAAAAACAACAAAATCTATAGGTAAAAATATTAAGAAACAAATAAAGGATAGAGCCTCAATAAATAAACACCTAGGAATGACCGACAATATAATGAGAGGTCTAGAACAAATTCCTTTCTTTAAAGAATTTATAGATGGAGAAGCTATAATTGGAAAAGCAGAAAAAGCTATTCATGGGATGGAGGATGAATCTAAAAAATCATCAGCAGGAATGAAGGCAGCCTTTGGAGAGGCATTTCAACAATTAAACGATAACTCTTCAGCTATAGGAAAAGTTCTATCTGCGTGGACTTTAACGTCTATACTAAAAGATGCAATAGAACTTAGCACACAAGTAACACAGGTACAAAAATCATTAAATCTTTCAGATAAAGCATCAAGACAATTAAATAATAATTTTTTAATGATGTCTCATTCTACAAGAACTACAGGTATTGCTGTTAGTGATATAAGAAATACCTTTATGTCTCTTAATGAACAATTAGGAATATCTACAACAGCAATAAGAGATGATATAGTTCAAGAAATGGCTATATTATCTAAATATACAGGTTTATCAGCTGAATCCCAAGCAAGATTTGCACAAGACGCAATATTATCAGGTAAAAAAGCACATGAAATAACTACAGAAGCAAGAGCAACAGTAGAAGCACAAGCAAAACAATTTGGATTAGGAGTAGATGTAAATAAAATATTAGATGAAGCAGGACAAATAACAGGAGTAATGGCTGCCAACTTTGGTTTTAGTATTACAAAAATGGCTAAGTTAGTAACACAATCTAAACAATTAGGTATTTCTCTTGAACAAACAAAAAGCATCCAAGCAGGCATGCTTGATTTTGCATCATCTATTGAAAATGAATTAGCAGCAGAATTATTTACGGGTAAACAACTTAATTTAGAAAAAGCAAGATTATATGCTTTAACAAATGATTATACAAATTTACAAAAAGAAATAGTAAAACAATTTCCTAGTATAATAGAATTTGAAAAAATGAATTATTTTGCAAAAGAAAGAACAGCAGCAGCATTAGGGTTAACTGCAGATGGGATGGCTGACATTTTAAGAGATGGCAAAACAAATAAAGAATTAGCTAAAGAAGCAGAAGCTGCAGGAGAAAAAGAGCTACAGAAGATGTATGAAAAACGAGGAGCAGCAGAAGACTTAGCAAACGCACAACAAGTAATTACAGAATCTTTAGTAAATATGATGACACCTCTTTTACCTCTAGTAGAAGCATTTGCAAATATGCTTACATATACAGAATTAGTTGGTTTTGCAATAGGAGCAATAGTGGGGGTTAAATTTTTAGGATTAATAAATTCGGTTCTGTTGTTAGCAAAAGCTTGGAAAGCAACCGCAATTGCATCTGCTATAGCAAAAGCAGCAGCTAATCCTCTTACGATTCCTCTTGTAATTGGAGGAATGGCTGTAGCAGGAGCTGCGGCAGGATACGCAATATCCTCAAACACACCAAGTAAAAATGATTTATCACCTATGGACGTTGCTCAAATTCAAAGAGGAGAAGTAAAAGCACACAGTGGAGAATCTTTAATAAGAACAAACACATTAGAAGCTTTACTTAATAAAGCAGGGGGAGGAGGAAATCAACAACAAAATATGCAACCAGTTGTATTATCAGTTAATTACAGTGGCTTTGATGCAGTTAAAGCCCCAACACATTATAACACATCAATAAGATAAAAAAATTAAATTATGGCATTAGTAGACAAAAAATCAAAATTAGACAGAAATTATAGAGAAGTTTCAGGTCCTAATGTAGGAGAATCATTACCACAAGATGGACAATATTTTACAGATAAAGGAATATCAGATTCTCCTTTTCTTAGTAAAGATGGAGACCATATGAAATCTCTTCTTAAAAACAGCACAGTACATAGTACAGGAGATGAAGGTTTAAGTTATAAATCTGCTCCCAATGACGTTATAGGAAAAGAACAAGATTTAAATGGATCAGATCCTTCAACTATTGGAGCTCCTGGGGGTCCAACTTATTTTAATGGATATGGAAAAGGAGGAAAACATCAAGGTAAAAAATTAGGAGGATTAGACTTACATGAAGCTTTACTACAAAGTTCATACACATACAATTATGGAGAAGGAACTCCTACTACAATATTAGGAGATGATGGAAATGGAAATCAAGGAGGCGCTTTAGATTTAGATAAAACAGATGGAGGTCAAGGATATTTTCATGGAATGAATAATCCAGGAATGGGTCAAGGTAAAAAATTAAAAGGAGAAGATTTACATGAAACTTTATTAGAAAATCATTATAATTATAAACATGGAAATTCTAGAGAAACAATACTACAAAATAAAGGCTCAGATGGAGGTATTTATGATTTAAATGGAAATGATCCAGGAAATAGATCAGGAGGACCTCAGTTTTTTGATTCAGGAACTCCTAGTCAAGTACATGGGAATCCTTTAGAAAGTCCAGATTACACACAATTAGTAAAAAAATACCAAAGTAAAGTACATAATATAAGTGGTCCTTATCCTTTTTCAGGAAATTATGGACCAGTAGGATCATCAACAAGATTTCAAGATTTAGATGGAGGAGTTAATTCAAATAATCCAGTTTTAGGTCAACGTGGGGGAAAATATGATGAAACTGGACCTCATAAATAAAAAATAAAATGGGGTTAAAAAAACTACTAACAAATTTAGATAATAGAAAGGTTTCTGGTATTACATTAAAATCAAAATCCATAGGTTATCCTAATGATAATATTGACACTCCCCCTTTAATAGGTAGGGTTTCATGGGATCTTAATGATGAAAATGCTAATCCTACATTTTTATTAGGAAAAGATCATAATAAAGGAGGATTAGATGGAGGTGGTTTAAGAGGGGGAATAGCTACAAATATAAATAGAAGATTTGTAGACAATCAAAGAATATCTGCTTTTTTAGGAGATTCTATATTTCAATGGCCATTAAATGTAAATTTCCCAAATGACCATACTCCCACACAAAATACACTTAATTCATCAGCAACTGACCCAGACACTATAGCAGCAGAAAGTTCGGGTATAGATCTTACTTGGAGAAGTCCATTAGGAACAACATCTGCAGGACAACAATTTAAATGGAGACAAATAGGATTACAAAGAATGAATCCTAAAATAAATGCTCCTATGGAGGGATTATTAGGTTTTTCTCCTGCCAATCAAAGAACATATGTCCCTGTAAGCACTAAAACAGCAGTAAGATTAGCTGGTGTGTCACAAATTAAAAGAGAAGGTACAACATTAGGTTTATTTGGAAATGGATATATAGATGATAAAGATTTTATTGAAGGTGGTAATAAAAATAGACTAATATATCTTTACGATAAAAATATATTGACTAATCCCACAGAAGAACTAGGATTTTTTGGCAAAGTAGGAGCTTTTGCTAGTAAGGTTATGAATTTTATTGGGGGTAAAGGAGAAATGTTATATGATTATAATGGTGGTCCTAATTCTGTTTTTGGTATTGGAAGAACATTTATAGGAAGATACACTAACACAAATCCCTATGGAATAACAAATCTTTATGGAAAATCAAGATATTTCAGAGGAGCACGTGATTATGATGACTTTTTGGATCACATGCAACTTCCAGATGATACAATAGACTATTTATCATATAAGTATGTTGATTGGGCAACTCAATCTGAGAGAGATACATCCATAGGAATGGGGTCCCACTCCAATCAAAGAACCCCAAGAGAAATCAAATATGGAGAAGTAGATTATGATAAATATAGAATTATGAAGGTGTTAGGTGATGATTCCGGTCAACCAGGAGCTTTTCACTATAATGGGGGTGATGAGGACCCAATACAAGGTCTAAATATATATAAAACAGAAGAGGGATCAGATTGGGAGAAAAATCTAAATCGTAGTTGGAAAGATTCATTCCAAGATTTTATCCCTTTTGTATTTGAAGTTGTAGACATAGATAATCCATTAGCATCAACAAAAATGGTTTTTAGGGCATACATTGATAGTATAACGGATGATTTTTCTGCAAATCATAATAGTGTTAAATACAGTGGAAGAGCTGAAAAGTTTTACACTTACAATGAATTTGACAGAAAAATAAATATCACTTTTAAAATTGCAGCGTCATCAAGATTTGATATGGAACCATTATATAGAAAATTAAATTATCTTGTAGCCCAAACAGCTCCTAATTATAAAGGAACAAGAATGAGAACTCCATATATGAAAATTACAGTGGGAGATTGGTTTAATAGATTACCAGGTGTATTATCAAATATATCTTTAAATTGGTCAAAAGATTACCCTTGGGAAATTAAATATGATGAAGGAGGTCAAGATAAAGATATGTTAAGATTACCTCATGTTTTAGATGTTTCTCTTAGTTTCTTACCAATCCATAAAATGAGACCTGAAAATGAATATAATGCACCATTTATTAGTATTGATCATTGGTTATCTTATGGAATAGCTGATTTTTCAAATCTTGAAGATTATAGTCCAGAAAAGTTTGAAGAACAGATTGAAAATCGTCCCGAAGATTTTAATCAATATTGGGACGAAAATGATAATATAAAAAAGGATCCAGGTGAAGAATATGTAAATCCTGATAGAAAATTATATGAAAAAGTTATGGAAAGTCAAGCCCATAATATAGGTCCAAAGGTAACTAAACCTTATTGGACAGAATATAATTTTAGAGACTCATGGTTAACTCCAACAAACACTCCAGAAGATTTACATTGGACACAAAAACTTAATAAGTTTAAAGAAAACTTAAGCAGCAAAGGAGTAGGTGGAACTATAAAAAATGCTATAAAGAAATAATATGAGAAATAGAATCAAATCAGCAGCAGTCAAAAGATCACCTGAATTAAAAAGATATTATAAACCTTTAAAATATCCAACAATACCTTTAAATTCAGACGATTTATACATTAGAACATCTGTTGATGATAGACTTGACTTATTGGCTTATCAGTTTTACAAAGACACAAGATTATGGTGGATTATAATGAATGCTAATGTAGGAGTAATTAGAAGAGATAGTTTTTCTTTAAAATCTAATTTATTAATAAGAATACCAAGAGATATAGAAAAAATCATAGGAGATTTTGAAGATTTAAACCAAATTGTATAAGTTATGCCAGGAATTAATGGAATATTTGAACCTTTTAGGAAGTACGTACAAAACCAATTAAATAAAAGACAAGAAACAGTAAAAGATAGAAAAGAAGGAGAATTCTACACCTATACTACTGCTAAATCTTGTTATTTAAGAATGGTGTCAGGAGTAAATATAGCTCATAAAAATAATATTCTTGAATCAAGTGAAACTCCTAAAAAATTAGATGAAGGTTTAGCTAAACAATATATTTTAGAAGGAGGAACTCTTTATTATGATAGGCTTGGGGAGGGAGCTATGAGAGAATCTTTTACTGAAGGAAAAGAAGAATCAAAAACAAGAGGTTTTACTTATGGGGATGACCATGTAAGAGCAGACGCTGGAGATAATTTTGGTATTGTTCCTATGCCGGGTATTGTAGATGCAGAAATTAGAACAAAAACCCCAGAAGGATCTTTAAGAGAAGCTAAAATAAATTTTGAATGTCATAATAGAAGACAATTACAAGTTTTAGAAGCTTTATATATGAGACCAGGTTATTTAGTTTTACTTGAATGGGGATGGAGTCCTTACATCCATAGTAAAGATGGAATAGAAACTGACCCATCTTCAGGTATTGCTAGAAAATTTTTAGACCCTACTAAAGTTCAAGACACAACAGGTAATTTATTTAATAGATTAAATCAAGAAATCATCAAAAAGAAACAAGACACAGAAGGAAATTATGATGGTTTTATAGGAATTATTAAAAATTTCAATTATACTTCAAGAGATGATGGGGGATATAGTTGTACAACTGAACTTATAGCTCAAGGAGAAATAATGGAATCTTTAAGAAGTACAAAAAAATTCATAGAAACTGATCAATTTGAGATAGCTCCATTTGAAGGTAATAAAGAAGGTACTCCAGGAGTTTTTGGGATTGGAAAAGGATTGGGAACAGATGTAGGAAGAGAGGTAGTGGTTGTAAAAAAACAACAACGGGAAATATTAGATAAGTTTTTATTATATTTAAAATCTATAAAAGCTGTATGGGATAAAACAGGAGATGAAGCTTATTTACAATTAAAAGGCACAGATGGAGAAACTAGACAAAAAATAAGAGGTAATTATTATAATATAGGACAAACCCCGATGATCAATAAAATTGATGTTGATGCTATTGACTATATAGAATTACAAGAAGTAAGTCCTAAATATGAAGAGGCTTATAGTATGGTAGATAAGTTAATAAAAGACATAGGTAAAGATACACCAGCAGCCCCAGATGAAATAACAAATTCAACTTTAGATTTAAATGATTTTACTTGGGAGAATGGATGGTTTGAATGTTTAAAAGATGGTGAAGGCTGGCCATTAGAAGATCCTGACAGCTGGTTTGCAATACAACATGAAAGGAGAGATTGGAGAAATTGTAAAGGACCTAAAGATGGAGGAATAGATGGTGTAGATTATTTAGAAGATCCATCAAAAGGTGGAGAATATAGTGAGGGACCAACTTCTCCACGTGGAGAAGAAGCTATGCATTTTAAACAATTCAGATGGAAATATGCATGTGTTGATCATAGTGACTTGTTTGATGGTTGTACACGTAAATCCCAAAGATTATTTAAATATGGACCAGTAAGAAAAATAATGGGGGCGAATGCCCAATTCGATAAAAATAATAAGTATAATCAACAAGATAAAGGACTAACATCCTTTTATGATGGACTTATAGTTCAACAAATATCTAAATATATTTCTTCTGAAGAAAAAATAAATTCAGGATGGAGAAAAAATATTTTTGTTAGGTGGGATTTAGTTTGTCAAATATTTAACCACTTATCACAAAACAAACTAATAACAGATAGTGGAGAGGAACCTATAGTAGAAATGACATATTTGGCTCCTAAACAACAAACTTATGATCTTAGTTCTGATGGTGAAAAAATAGACAATACTGATACAGGAACAGGGGCAAATAAAAATTCAGTAAAAGAATATATAAGATATCAACCCCCAAAATCAAGACCCACAGTACCTGGAGAAATGGTGTATAATGATAGTAAATTTGAAAGGAGTGTCCTTAAATCTATTTTGGGTGAAAGTCTTGATGAAAGTGTGTGTTTATTACCTCATCAAGAAATAGTATCCTCTTTATATAAAGGTAAGGATGTATCAATTTCAGATCCTTGGGATCTATTAGATCTCTTGTATGATGATAATAAAAATACTATTATAGTATATCCAGAGATAAAATCATCATCTAAACCATTTACATCTTATAAAAAATGTCATTTTAATGCAAAATCTATAGGGGGAGTATTATTTAATCTTGATTTTTTAATTACAGAATACGAAAGAATATCAATGGTAAAAAGGGAATCTGGAGGTAAAATCATAAAATCAACCATTAATTTTAACAAATATTTTAATAATATATGGGAGGGAGTAAATGCAGCAACAGGAGGTTATTATGATTTTGGTCTCCATATAGAACATGAAAGACCTCATGTAGGAAGAATAATAGATTTTGAATTTAGTGGAAGAACAAGAAAAGACAATTTATTTACATTTAAACCTCAATTAGATGGATCTATTTTAAGAAATTTTAATTTTAATTCTGAAATACCTTCAGACATGTCTTCTGTAATTTCTATAGCAGCTCAAGCACCTAATGAGGCAAATGATTTAGACGCTTTATCTTTTAAAGCTTTTCATAAAGGTATATATAGTAGATTTTCTGCTACTCCTTTAACAGATGAAGAAATAAAGGATAACCAAATAGCAGCAAGAGAAGTATTACAAGAGGAAATCAATAATTATAAAAAATTACTTGTATCTTTAGGAGAATATACTACGATGTTTAATAATATGAAGTTTCATAAGATCAATACAGGAGATAAATACACACAGGGGGAATCAAAGGGGGATTATATATATAGAGATCCTATAACCTCTGATAAAGCTTTATCTTATATAGAGGATTTAGAAGAATTAAGAATTTCTATAGAAAATAAATATCCTTTATATTACCCAGGGGGAGAAAAAGACCACCCTAAAGCAGGATTACCTAGAGAAAATACAACATACCATAGAAGTGCAATTATACCAATTAAATTTTCAGCACAATTAGATGGTATAGCAGGAATAACACCACTTACTTTATTTAGAGTTGATAAAAATGTTTTACCAATAGGATACCAAGATAAAAAAGAATCTATTGTTTTTATAATAAAAGAAGAAAAACAAACAATAACATCAGGACAAGATTGGGTAACTGAATTTAATGGTCAATTAGTTTTACAAGATACTAATCCTAATTTTACGGGACAAAATTTATTAAAGGGGGAGGATACAAAATTCCATACTGATATCAGTAAGGAAATTGAATCACTATTTGAAAATATTGGAGAAAGTATAAAAAATACTTTAGGGGCACGAGTTGAAGAAGTTGATGATTCAAAACCAGGAACTTCTTTTCAAGATCCTATAGCTATTTCATTTGTTTCATCAGTAGGAGATGGTTTTCCTGCTAGATCAGAAAGTGGTAACTTACACACAGGAATAGACATTAGAGCTAATATAGGCACAGAATTAGTTGCCTCTAGAGACGGAACCGTTACACTTAAAACACAATCTTGTGGTGGAGGAAATTGTAAAGGGGGATATGGTGGTTTTGGACAATATGTTATTTTAGAATTTGACGACGTAGATGAAGATTCACAAGCAGCAAAAGCATTATATGCTCATTTAAATAAATTTGCATCTGGGAAAAAAGCAGGGGATAGTTATTCAGTAACAAAAGGACAGATTATTGGATATGTAGGAGAAACTGGAAACACAACAGGACCACACTTACATTATGAAATAGGAACAGAAAATTATTTAGGAAGTGGCTATCCTTCCTCTACAGATAGAGTAGGTAGATTAACTAAAACATATACTAATTCAAATAGTAAAGTAGTTAATTATTTATTAAATGCAGAAAATTTTACAACTTATTATTAAAAATTATGGCATATTTACCAAAATCTAAAATAAAAATAAAAACAGCTATTAAAGATGAATTAGTATTTTTAAATGGTAACCCTTTTCAAGGCCAATATATAGCAACAAATTCAGGAAGATTTTATGCTGGTACTAATCATTTAATTTTAGGAAAAGAATTAAAACCCGCTCCTAAACCCCCTACTTATGGTGGATATGGTAATTTAGATAAATCTATAGATGTTCATATTCATAATATCTTATTACCCCCAGTAAATAATTTTGTATCTTCTACAAGAACTATAAGTACATCAAAACCACAACCAACAGAAAAAGATTATACTAAAGGATATTATCAAAGATATTTTGTAAAAAGAATTAATGATTTTAATTATAAAGAAATAAATAAAGATACTTATAATTCAATATTAACAAGAGATGGTAAATATGATCACTATTTAAACGAAGTAGGAAAATTAAATTGGCATTTAAAGGGAAATGTCCATAAAAAAAATAATACATCTATTACACTTACAAATAGAACTTTCCTAAATATTAAACATTTATTTCCTAAACTAAACGAATATCATCGTATTGATTCGGTTCCTACCCCACAAAACAATTTACACACAACAGGAAAAGAATTATATTATAGTGATGGTAAGGAATATATAGGCCCTTATCATATCCATCCTGAAAAAGGACCTATGGTAGGTGCTGAACATTCATCTATATCTCATCATAAATTATATTATCCAAATCAATTACTAAAAACAGGAAACTCTAAATATCAAGATTTTATAGAGGGATTAGATAAAACAGGAGATAATTTATTAATAATAGACAAACGACCTGTAAAGACTGAAAAAGCTGCAGCTGTAGAAGTAAAACAACAAACAACAAGTACTCCTTCCTATGGTGGTGGTTCTTCTGGTGGTGGAGGAGGTGGTTATTAGATAAACCTTTCGTACATTGATGGGGTATGTTCTACCTTATCGAAACAAAAAATCAATTAAATCAACTAGAATCAAATTTATCTTCTAGTTTAACACGCTATCTTGAATTTATTCAGGGTAATGACAACACACATCCTGCGTTAGCAGAAATAATAGCTGTGTATCTTGAAGTTGATGGTGAAGATTTTATTATTCCATTAAATCATTTAGAATGTATAAATTGGGACAAAGATGCTATTTTGAATATGTTGGCAAATTATGAGTTTTGTGTTTTAGACAAGAAAAGCAGCTTACACGCGGCCCCACACATATCTTATACGGATATACAACATACAATACCTTTATTAGACCAACATACAAC